GTTAAAACGAAAGGGCTGACCATATGGAACGGGAAAACAATATTTTAGCGTTTGACGCCGCCATAACAGCGCGCAGAATAGACGAAAACGGATTTATGCACGTTGACGCCTGCCCAATCAGTAAGGCGACCGTAAACCCGTATTTAGGGCGTGAAATTCCGAACTGGCAGGATTTAGGTTTAAACCCCGAACGTGTCTACTATGGACTGCGTGACCCGGAAGAACTAGCTAAAGCTGCCCCAACATTTAACGGCTTGCCGCTAATGCAGGGACACCACGACTATACCGCCGACGCGCCGCCTAAAGAATATCAGGTAGGCAGCACAGGAACAGAGGCACGCTTTGAAGAACCGTATTTATTAAATGCGTTATCTATCACCGATAAAAAGGCGATTAAATCCGTCGAGGACGGAAGCTGTAAGCAGATATCTTGCAGCTACCGTTATACACCCGATATGACCGCAGGGGAATATCAGGGCGCAAAATATGATTTTGTAATGAGAGATATTCGAGGTAATCACGTTGCCCTTGTACCGCAAGGCAGGGCTGGCAGTGATGTAGTTGTATCCGACAGTTTACCTGTTGAGATAGAAAAAACAACGAAGGGAGAAAAAAAGCAAATGAAAAATCTTTCAAAAGATATTTTAAGTTTCAAACGCCGCAAAGCTGACTTACAGCGCGTTATCTTTGCAAAAGACGCTGATTTAGGTATCGAAGCAGCAGAAGTTGTGTTAGCTAATTTACAAAAGGCTGTAAATGTTGTTGAAGCGCAGGTAGAAGGTTACGACCCCCGAGAAATTGGCTTGGATGTGGACGCAGATATTTCTATCGACGACCTTGTAGATAAATTCTTTACAGGGCTGGAAGCTGCACAAAAAGACACTATTAAGGCGAAACTGTTAGAATTAAAAGGCGGTGAAGGTATGGACGAAAAATTGACTTACGCCGAGGGCGTATCCAAAGGCGAGGAATTGGAAAAGAATCCAGCCGAACGCGCAAAACTCGATAGAGAACATGAGCGTAAAGGCATGGAAGAATATTTAGCTAAAAAAGCTAAAGACGAGGACAAGGAAGAAAAAGCCGAAAATGATGAACTCGAAGAACGCATGAAAGACCCTGCTTTTAAAGCGGGTTTTGAAATGGGTATCAAAGCAGGCGAGCGTTACGAAAAAGACAATCCGAAACGGATTGACCGCGACCACGAGCGCGAAGGTGAGGAAAAATACCTTGCTAAAGACGCACTTCCCGCATTGCTGGCTAATGCTAAAGCAGAAGCGGAAAAAAATGTTATGGAACGCGTGAAAAAACTTAACGCTGCCGCCAACGCTTGCGCTTTCGCACTCGGCAACGTCGACGCTATGGCGTATGACAGTGCAGAAGATATCTACGCAAGAGCCTTGCAAGCTAAAGGCATTGATACTTCTAAATACCCCAAAGAATCTTACAAAGCTATGGTTGACGTGTTGCAAAAACAACGTTTTGACGTAACCCACGCTAACGACGAAGCAATCAAGAAATTCAGCGTATCCAGTGAAAAAACTCCTGAATACATGAAAAATCTGAAAAACATCACTATTCGATAAGAAGGGAGCAAAGAAAAATGGCTAACGAATTTCAAGGACAAGTAAACATTCTGCCTGCTATTGGTGTACCCGGTCAACATATGAGTACCAATCCTTTAGTAAGCACTCAAAAAAGCTATTGCGCAGCCGACACCGTAACTATTGGCGGTTTCGTTTGGGCGGTAACTGAAACAGAAAACGACGCTTTTGTAAAATCCACAGGCACAGGTGCGCCGCTGGGCTTTGCAGTGCGTGAAATCACTAACCCGCTGGGTTATAACGAATCAGCTTCTAACACTGTTCCTAAAGGCTTTCCCGTATCCGTAGCAGTCAAAGGTGACTTTGCTGTTGTTACCGGGACGGATGCCATCGTAGGACAAAGCGTTTTCGCAGTGCTTACAGACGGTACTATCAAAACTGGCACAGCAGGCGGCACTGTAGCAGATGCAGTAGAAACTGATTATAAAGTAGTAAATATTAACGGCGGCGGTGCTATAGGCGATATTATCGTCATCAGTAACTGGGCTTAATGAAAGGGGATAAAACAATGTTTGAAAATCAATTAGGCTTGCAAGAACAGCTTGATGTTATGAAACAATATGGTATCGTGTTCGATACTGGCGCGCCTATCCGTGGCATTTTGGCAAACGATAGCATTGACCAGTTAGCGAACGACGCTGCTATGGTTACAGCAGCAAACAGCGGTATTCCGGTTGAATTTACATCTTATATTGACCCTATGGTAATTCCTATCCTGACCGCTACCCGTGGCGCAAGGGAGATTTTCGGGGAAGCTAAAAAAGGTGACTGGACAACCTCTTATGCACGTTTCCAAACTTCTGAAATCACAGGCGAGGTTGAAGCTTACACCGACTACGGTCAAGGCGGTGCGTCTGATGTAAACCCGACTTTTCCGGTAAGAACTCAATACATCTATCAAACTAACATCCGTTATGGCGATAGAGAAGTCGACGTCGCAAGCCGCGCACGTTTGCAACTGGCAGCAGATAAACAACGTGCTGCCGCTACTGTAATTGATATTGCAAGCAACAAATTCGCCTTGTATGGCGTGGCAGGCTTGGAGATTTACGGTTTGCTCAACGACCCGAATTTACCTGCTGCTGTTACTCCGCTGCCAAATGCAGCATCCAAAACTCTGTGGAGTGAAAAATCCACTAAAGAAATTTACGAAGATGTACTGTATCTGTTCGGCAAAATGGCTGACCGTGGCGCAGGACACATTGACGCTAATACCGAACTTGTACTTGCTACCTCTCCCGCTACACAGGTACAACTTGGCAAAGCAACTGACTTCAATATCTCTGCACGTCAAATGTTGGAAACCTACTTCCCGAAAATCCGTTTCGTTGCATTGCCTGAACTGGCTACCGCAACTGGCGGCACTTCCATTCTCCTTGTCGCTCCGACAATCGAAGGACTGCCGACCGCTCAAATCGGATTTAGCGAAAAATTCCGTGCTATGCGCTTAATTCCGGAAAGCTCCAGTTTCCATCAAAAATTCGTCGGTTCTTCTTACGGCACTATCATTTATAGACCGTTTGCAATCGGCACAATGACAAGCGTTTAATTTACAGTAACTAATAAAAAAGGAGTGCTGCTACATGGCTAGACCAAAAAAAGTAAAAGAAGATGAAGTTGTAACAATCGTTGATGATAAGAATACAGAAGCATTACTGCCGCAGGAAGTCGAGCCGACAGGGGTAGAAGTGATTGAGGAAGAAAAGCCCGTTACTTATGACCCCAACGAAGGTGACGAAGTCAGCGAGGTAGAGGAAAAGGAAGTTGAAAAAGTTAACGCCAAACAACCTGTTCAAGCTTCCCCGACCAAACAAGTTGACACTGTTACGGTATGCTGCAATTCTTATCAAGACGTGATTTTTGCTGTAAGACTGCCAAACGGTAGTCTTGCCGAGGTTAAATTTAACGGCAACAACAAACATCTTGCGGGGCTTGAAATGGGCAAAAACCCAATCGGTGGCGCGTTCGGTATGACATTCGGCGTTCCTGCGGATATGTGGGAACTGATTAAAAAACAGCATAAATCAGACCCTAGAATCATTAACGGTTTAATTTTTGCGTCAACCGGAGATACCCGCTTTACAAAAAGCGCAATCCACGAACGAAAAGAACTGCGTAACGGGAACGAGCCACTTGACCCGAAAAAGGTTATTGCTTCAACGACCCCTTTTAAGTAAGGGGGCTTAAAAATGGCTGATAATAACAATATCGTTATATTCGACCCGGAAGAATTTAAAAAGCTGTATCCGCAGTTAGCGGGTGTAGATGATGTTGTTTTGGAAAACAACTTCAAAATAGCAACACTGGCTTTAAATAATTCCGTGAATTCAGCCGTAAAAGACCTTGACGAACGTAAAACGCTGCTTTACCTGCTCACTTGCCATATAAGCGAGCTACAGCAGCGCGGAGCGTTTGTTGTAGGCGTTTTGAGCGGCGCGACACAGGGAAAGGTATCAACAAGCTATACCCTACCAATGTCGCTTAACTGGTATAACCAGACACAATGCGGTATGCTTTTTTGGACACTCACGGCAAAGTACAGAGCAGGCGGGCGTTATTATGCGTTTAAAAGTCAAGCTTGTTACAGGTAACGGAACAGGGACATCCGGCAACTGGAAAAAGAAGTTGCGAAACCTAGTAAGGCAAACGCCAGAAGCACAGGCGGGCTTTACAGCGGACGCAACTTATCCAAGCGGGATAAATGTTGCTTATGTTGCCTATATCCAAAACAAGGGCATTGGTGGCGTTCCTGAACGCCCCTTTATGCAAAGGACTGTAGATGAACAACAAAACAAATGGAGCAAGCAACTTACTGCCCTGTTAAAAGGTAAGTCGGCGCAGAATGGCGCGCTTTTAAATGCTTACACTGCTGTATCAAAAGAAATGAAAGCGGATATACAGGATACTATAAAAAAATGGGAGTGGAACGACCCGCGCCCGAATAGCCCTGCCACTATCCGCATGAAACAGCGCAAAGCACAAAGCGGCAAAAACGCCGTAGCAACTGACCCTTACCGAGCTTTGATTGATACGTCTACCATGATAAATGCAGTCACAAATAACGTAAAAGTTAAATAAAGAGGGTGTAACAGATGAACGGAATTAATTTGCACATGGTAGTTAGAAGTGCTATAACTGCCATAAATCCTGACGAACAAGTTATCTTGTATCAGTCAGCAGGGCAAAAAAATATCAGCGGCATTGTTACACCGCTTTTTTTTAGCCCTGCAACTGTAAACGTGCAGTTTCAGCCAAACGAAGCGAATTGCTTACAGCACCTCGAAAATATCAACAGCACGGCGCATACAGAACAGATATTTCTTGCCAGCGATAACAATAGACCTATTGAGGGCATTGCACGCGTTCCAATCTTACGCACAGGCGATTATATCGAGCGCAAGCCCGGTGAATTTTGGAAAATCACAGCAATGTTTGAGGACTGGTCTAATGTTGGCTGGGCTAACTGTGAAGTAACTTTGCAAGTGCCGCCGTATCCCGACTTTACCAATCAGCCTGACGACGAAGGAAACAACCTTACAAGCGTCGGAAGAAAGGCGGTGAAGTAATTGGAGCATGGAGAAATTAACGTAGCTGTAGAAGCCTATTTGCGGGCTTATATGCAACCGCCGTTAACTGCTGAACAAATTTATTTAGGGCAGCAGAACAACTCGGCACTGCCAAAGACACGAGAACACGTGGTATTTTTTCTTGCCAGTACCCGCCGAATCGGTACGAATGTCGGGGAACAGATTGTAACGGAAGCAGGCACAACGGAAACACGTTCTTACCGTGAATATGTCGTTAACGTCGATTTTTGTGACGCCGATTATCAACGAGCATTGCAGCGTGCTGAATACTTTGAAACGCTGGGGCGTTCTGATATTGCGGTTGACTTTTTCAAAAAGAACTACAATATAGCTTTATTGTACTGCGAAAATATGCAGTTTTTACCATACACTGACGACACAAATCAATATATCAACAGATACCGCTTGCCGCTTCATTTAGCGTTTTGGACGGTATACGAATACCAGACAGAATACTTTGATAAAATCGCGATAACGCGGCTGGAAAATGTTGATGTACATCATAAACCAGAAAAAGGGGGTTTATAAAAAATGGCAATACCTATTTCAAAAATCGTTGAAATTAACCCGCGCGTTATTAAAGGGGGTAGCCAAGAGCTTGAAATTGCTGGCTTGTATTTAAGCGAAAACGAATTAACACCATTCCCGACGCTTAAAGCATATGCAAGCAAAGACGCTGTAGGCGAATACTACGGGCTGGACAGCGTAGAATATCTTGCGGCTAGTCATTACTTCCAGTCTTACGATAACAGTGTTAAAAAGCCTAATATTCTTTATTTTGCAAAACGGGTATCTGAGGCAATCGCAGGTAAGCTGTTCGGCGCAGAAGCGTTATCACTGACCAGCCTTAAAAAAATCACTGCTGGCGGCTTTACTATCTCCGTAGACGGCAGCCCTATCACTGTTACCGGATTAGATTTTAGCGCAGCTACAACGCCTAGCGACGTAGCCGCAGCAATCGCCGCTAAGGTTACCGGAACGACCGTTATTTACAATAGCAACAGTGAAAGCTTTACCATTACCAGCAAAACAACAGGCGCAGATAGCGCGGTATCAGTAGCCACAGACGGCTTGACCGTTGATGCACTCGGCACGGATACCGCAAGCGCATTAGGCTTAACTGCTGCAACTGGCGCGCTGGTATCCGACGGCAGCAACGCTTTGACGCCTGCCGCTAATATGCAATCTGTTGTAAATCAATCGACTAACTGGGTAAGCTTTACCACACTGAAAGAAGCTACAGATGTAGAAATTCGGCAGTTTGCAGAATGGAACAACAGTAACCCGATTGAATTCTTGTACGTTCCGTGGCAATCTTCTAATGCCCTGAAAACCAGCGGCGAGGGAACACTTGTAACCACGCTGAAAGAAGCGGACTACGAAGGACTTTGCATGAACTATGCGCCTGACGTATACACTGCTACGCTTGTCATGGCTATAGCAGCTTCTATTGACTGGAACAGGGCGAACAGTGTTGTAAGTTATGCGTTCCGTAAGCAAACAGGACTTGCGGCGTCTGTAACGGACGACGACAGCGCAACAGCGTTGCTGGCTAACAACGTTAACTTCTATGGACGTTACGCCGCCCGCAGCACTGATTTTTCGTTCTATTATGACGCAAAAATGTTTAGCGGCAACTACGGATTCGTTGATACGTATATCAACATGATATGGCTTAAAAATGTTATGCAAATCTCACTTGCAAACGGCTTGACGTCAATCGGTAGGACACCTTATAACGAGATTGGGTACACGCAAATTCGTGCATGGCTGAACGACCCAATTACTAGGGCGTTGAATAACGGCGTTATTGATACGGGTATCGAATTAAGTGAAAGCCAAAAAGCGCAGCTTTATGCGGAAGCAGGGGAAGATATCTCTACAGAGCTTTACACCAATGGCTATTATATCCAAGTATTAGACCCAGGCGCAGCAGCAAGGGTTAACCGTGATAGCCCGATTATAAATGTTTGGTACACGTATGGCGGCAGCGTTAACAGATTAGTCGTTCCGCTGACCGTAGTGTTATAAAAAGGGGGTGTGCTATAAATGGATATTACATCAGCAAATGCAAAATGTTTCTTAACGATTGAAGAACTGTTCCCGGCAGGTGTTCTGTTGCAAAACTACGCTACCGACCAAGCTGTAGACCAAGACGAGCGACAAATCAGTATCGTTCGTATGGGCGTTGACGGACATATGGCGGCAGGCTGGACACCGCAACCGCATATTATACACTTTACCTTTGAAGCAAATAGCCCGTCTTTAACTTATATCAGGGCGTTGGCTAAATACATGGAAACACAGAAAAAAATCGTTCGGCTAGGTTTAGCAATAAACATTCCGAGCATTTCAACTTCGTTCATGTTCTCGAATGGCGTATTAACTAACGCTAAAGACTTCCCAGCACTTAAACAGGTGCTTGACCCCGTTACAGCAGCGTTTGCTTTTGAAACGAGAAGCTAATATAATATAGTTAACTAATAGGCGATATTCATAGTATCGCCTATTCTTATAAAAGGAGTGAGCAAAAAATGGCTAGAAAAGAAATCATATTTACGCTACAAGATGCAGAAAGAACGCTAAAATTTAAGGCGCGACAAATGCCAGCCACAAAACTAGAGATGTTTATTATTAAACTTGCAGCCGTGGCACTTCATGGCGGTATTGCAAACTCGTTCAATGGACTGCCGGAAGGGAAAGGCATTTCCGATATTAACTGGCGTGATGTTAACATTGATGAAGTTTTTAAATCTTTAGGAAATGTTAACGTGGAAGAAGTCGCCGAGCTAGGCAACGAGCTGCTTAAATGCTGTTCGCTAATTACTTCCGACGGTGTAGAGCAAGAATTAATGCCGGAAACAATAGACGCAGTTATTGAGGAAGTAGGTAGCCTATGGACGTTGAAAAAGAAAGCCTTTGAGGTGAATTTTTCTAGTTTTCTAAAAGGCGGCAAGTCAAACGAAACGCCCGACTTGTCGCCGAGCAGCAGCGGTATTCATTTCTCGAAAAAACAGTAAATGTCACGCCCTCTGTTGCTAACGTAGTTGCTGCAAGACTTGCCACACTGCATGAACTTCAAACAATTTACAGTTATGATGACTTATTAGATATGTGCGAGATTTTGGCTAACAAAAATACTAATGATTTTTTATTAGCTGAATATATGAGAAAAAACACGAAAGGGGGTTAAAAAATGGCTACAGTTATTGACAGTTTTATGATAACTCTAGGGCTAGACCCCACGGATTTTAACAAAGGAATAGATGAAGCTGACAAAAAAACAGAAAGCTTTGCTTCCAAGTTAACGAAAAAAGGAACAGCAGCCGCCGCCGCATTCTTTTCATTCGGTGCAATTATAGCGCAAGTTAAAAGTCTTGCCGCAGGAGCTGACGCCGTCGGTAAAGTTGCAGACCGTATAGGCGCAAGTGCGCCGGATTTATACGCATGGGGCAACGCGGCAGAACTATCAGGCGGCAGCGTCAGGGGATTGTTTAACAGCGTCGAAGGACTAAATAAACAGTTAGCCCGTATCGCTGTTACAGGTAAAAGCCGTATACTGCCATTCTTCGAGCAACTGGGCGTTGCAGTAGTAGACGACAGCGGAAAAGTCCGCAATGTATTTGACGTTTTGCGAGATTTAGCCGGAGCTGTTGAAGGTATGAGCAAGCTTGAAAGTCAAGGTATATTATCTTCATTACAACTCGACGAAGGTACGATAGGACTTTTGCAAGGTGGTAGGCAAGCTTTAGACGACCTTATAAAACGTCAAAAGGATTTAGGATATTTCACGAAAGAGGATACGGTTATAGCTGCAAAATTTAACGACAGCATTACAGAATTAAGCCGTTCTTTTAGATTCGTATTTTTGCCGATTCTGCGGTTTGCTGCTCCTACACTGACCCAATTCGCCCTAGCGTTAACGGATGTATTCGCCTATATGCAGAAGCATGGCGATATATTAACAATGGCGTTATACGCTATTGTAGCCGTTGTTACGGGCTTATTACTGCCTGCCCTATGGAGTTTATTCACCGCCATACTAGCTAATCCTATAACGTGGGTTATAATGCTTATAGCAGCGTTTCTATTAGTCCTAGAAGATTTATGGGTATACGCCAACGGCGGCAAGAGTGCCTTTGAGGATTTATGGAAAATGTTAGGAACAGGTGATGAAGTCCTTGCGGCACTACAAACGGCGTGGGATTACTTGAAACAGGCAGCCCAAATAGCATGGGAGATATTGAAACAAATCCTATTATTCTGCCTAATGGGCTTTTATAAAATCGTAACAGCAATGGCGTTACTTGTTACAGCAGGCGGCGCAGCGTTCAAAGCCATTGCAGGGTTTATTAACGACTACCTGATATCCCCGCTTAAATCAGCGTGGGAATGGATAGGGAGGATTTTAGACAAAATTCCTTCATTGAGCAGCATAAAAGCTACCATTTCTGAACGGTGGGAACAAGCTAATACTCCGATACCGTCGTTGCAGGCTATTGCAGCAGGCGGCGGGGGTAGCAATACCAATCAAGAAATCAATGTAGGCAAAATTGATATCCATACCGCAGCAACGGACGCAAGCGGCATAGCTGCCGACATGGGTGGAGCAATCAGCGAGAAATCCGGGCTATTCTTTACGAATGCAAGCGGCATTAAATAAGGGGGCGTAAATATGGCGAAATTATGGAATTGGAGCGGTAAAGAGTGGCAGAACTGGTTACTTGCCAACAGCGCAGGTACAGCACTAGCCACATTTACGACCTATCTAGGCAGCACTGTAAAAGCGGAAGCTAATATTACATACGATTACCTAGAACAAGGTAGCTTTGCTGCCTACAATAAAACTACTGCCCCTATGGATATCACAGTAACGCTTGCTAAAGACGGAACGCCGGGAGAAATTCAACAGGCTGTTGCGGTGCTGGAACGGCTACGAACAACGACGGAATTAATATCATTTGTTACACCGCTTAAAGAACACCAAAACATGACGCTCGACAAATATGACTACGCATTCAACGAGGGGCAGGCATTAACGACCCTTGTAGTAAACATTCATCTTGTCGAGATTCGGCAGCAGAAAAGCCAGTACACAAATGTTGATGTGCAGCCGATAACCTCAGACGACGCCGCCAGCGCGTCAGACGCTTCAACCGTAGACAGGGGCAACACTAATCCTAGTGACGGGGACGATTCCGAAAACAGTAGTGTAGCATACGATATAAAAAAGGTTTTGGGATTGTAGGGGGACATTATGACTTATAAAACGATACCATTAAACGCTATACCTAGTCAGCAATTCACGGTAACGCTTGACGGTCAAATCTGCCAAATTCGCTTATACTGGCGTTACGACCACCTATATTGTGATTTAAACGTACAGGATGAAGTTATATGCATGGGCGCGCTGTGTATAACTAATGAGTTTATCTTACAGCAGCCTAAATTGAATTTTAGCGGAAATCTGCTATTTGTGGACAAGGAAGGACACGGGGCGCAGCCTGACTATAAAGAGCTGGGAACACGTTTTGTCTTGTGCTTCGTGCCGGAAAGCGAGATGTAGCATGAGTTTTTCAATAAAAGCCCTTAGAGCGACTATAACGCTTCGTAGCGGGACTTTTCCGAATACGAATAGCAATACTATCATTATCGAAAATCACCGCATTAAAGCGACGATAGCGAAGCCGGGCGGCGAGGACAAGAACACTTTAACCGCCAGTATATACGGTTTACCTTTAAGCGTCATGGAAACAGCAAGCACGTTAGCATTTTATCCACAGCAGTCAGAGAAGAACTTTATTCGTCTTGAAGCTGGCGACGATACTGGTATAGTCGGGACAGTCTTTGAAGGTGAGTTTACACTGGCAGCCGCTAACTTTAGCGGTGCGCCGGAGATATCTTTTGATATCAAAGCAGCGGCGGGTATTTATCCTGCACTACTGGCAACGCCGCCAATCGCTGTACAAGGCACTACCGACGCCGCGAAACTGTTCGAGCAATTCGCGACAGAAGCGGGATACACCTTTATCAACGAGGGCGTTTCGGCGAGTGTCAGAAACACAACCTTTACAGGCAGCCCAATAGAAAAAATGCACAAGCTAGCAAAGCAACTAGGCATTGACTTGTATATTGACGATAGTAAAGTAGTGATAACTCCGAAAAACGGAGCGCGTAGCGGTAATGCCGTGTTGATAAAGGTAGGAACTGGTTTAATTGGCTACCCGTCTTTCACGCAGGACGGCATAGAGTTTAAATGCGAATTTGACCCTACTATCACACTAGGCGGGTTAGTAAAGCTGGAAAGCGTTGTTCCGCGAGCTACAGGCGTATGGAAAGTTACAAGCTTGACGCATAACCTAGAATGCTTTAATTTGCAGGCAGCGGGAGCGTGGGACAGCGTAGTCAAAGCCGTTTACGTACAGGAGAACTGATATGGATACTTTGAAAAAATCTCAAATAGTGTCGCCGACGGTTGAAAGCACTCGTTCGCCTTTCACTGGTAACAGTCAAGGCAACGAAGTGGCGTATTTTATCGAAAACTTTTTGAATGGCAGGGTAAATACGGCGTTGCCGTGCAAAGTCCAAGCTGTTTACAGCGACGGAATAAGCCCCACAGGGCGAGTTGATGTACTGCCCTTAATAGTTGCCCTAGACGCCAAAAACAACGCCATAAATCCAGCCCCGCTTTATAATTTACCCTATTGCAGAATACAGGGCGGCGCAGCGGCATTAGTTTGCGACCCTGTACCGGGTGATATTGGACTTGCGGTATTCTGTCAGCGGGACGTATCCAACGTTGTTAACGGGACGGCTGAACCAGTCCAGCCCGGAAGCTTCCGAAACTTTGATATTTCAGACGGCTTTTTTATTGGTGGATTTTTAAACCAGCAGCCGACCTGCTACATTCAGATTCTACCTGACGGCAATGTTATCGTCACAGCCCCGCAGCACGTCACAGTTAACACCAGTCAGACGACCATTAACAGTAACACTACCATAAATGGCAATCTGACCGTTACAGGTAACACAACCGTGCAGCAGCGGCTTGATGTTATCGACAATGCGACAATCAAAGGTATTAGCTTTGCCGACCACGTTCACGGAAATGTTGAAAGCGGCAATAGTAATACTGGCACACCTAAATAAAGCAAAACATCAAAAATGGGTAAATTTGATATCTCAAAAAAAGAGATAGCAAAAAACGCTGTTTTTGACATTTAAACTACATAAATAATTTAGCGATAAAATACCGTATTTTACCGCATTTATACCAGCAAATTTAGCATACAAACTAAGAGAGGTTTTGAAATGGAAAACGGGAAAATTAAGTGCAATCTATGCAATGAAGAATATTCAGCGGACGCCTGCAAAAGCTTTACTTACGGGCGGCTTGACGTAAATATTTGCCCAACCTGTCTAGTTTGGTCAAGTCACGAATGGGCAGTTATGGCGAGAAAAACGCTGCGACAAAAGAAAAGTAGGCGTTGATATGGAAGCGATATTTATGGGTGCGATAACGTGGGCTATCATTGGTATTTGCTATATGATTTATTCTGAATTTTAAGGAAGTGATAAAATGTTTAATAGAAGATTACTTCAAGCCACATCAGGGGGGGATATTCCTATTCCCGTTGATGTTCCTACCGCTTGTTTTGTTCCGTCACGAAATCAATATAACGCTCAAAATCAAGTGGAATATATGCCGACATTTACCATTCCCGAAAATGTGACGCGATTAGGGTTATACTGGTATCCGCGTAGTACAATGAATGCCACATATAGCCGACTATTTCGGCAAGTTGTTGCCGTGGCAGCAGGACAGCAATATAGAGTTGATTACTTTAATTGGGCTGACCTTGCTAGTAACGCACGCGGGACATTACGGCTAACCAATGTAAATAACGGAAAGTATTTAGATACAGCGAACGGATTAGTTTATTTTAATAATGATATTCTTCGAGCTGCCGTTAGTTCTGGTTTATTTATGTTTCCCTCCAACGTATTGTATTGCGGATATAATAGAGAGATTGAAAAGTTGCCTATAACAGCAAGTATAGCGTGATAGGAGAATAACTATGTTCAACAGGCGTTTATTAATAGATTCGGGGAGGGAGCAGCAAACTTATTCTGTGCTTGAAATCCATGTAGACACGCCCGACGGCGGTCACGTTCGGTCAGCAAGAGTGGAGCTGACTTACAACGGTGAAAGCAATTTAGCTAATACTGATAATAAAGGAATAGCCGTTTTCTATGGAGTGCCGACAGGAACAGAAATATCTTATACGATAACGGCGGCAGGATATAATGCGGCTACAGGGAAATGGATTATTCCCACCGACGTCGAATATGAAACAGAGTATGTTGTTTTATCCCCCCTCGTTAACTATGATTTTAAATTAACTATAGGGCAAAACTACGACGTCGAAATGGGTTTTTATCAATCGGGATTTTTTAAAAATGATTTTGGCGGGATAAGCCCGGCTCAATTTATGCAGCACACAATAGAAAAAGTTGGAATAGACGCGATAATGGATACAATGACAGGTATGTATATGGCAAACACGTTAACAGTAGCGTTAACAGGAGATACCCGGAGTTCTATAAGTCAAATAACAATCTATGTGGCTGATTCTATGTATACGCTTAATACCGTTATTTATAATGGTGGTGTTACCTATTATTCCCTCGAAATGCTTGAGGATACTACGGTGCTAGATTACTTTGACAGAAGAAACGGACAAACAGTAGATATTCAATTAATAGACCAATAAAAAAGGTGGTACGAATATGTTTAATAGACGTTTACTAGTATATCCGGGGGGGACATCTGAACCCCCGCTGCCAACAAAGGAAACTGTATTGTGGAAGGGTAGCACTGTAAATGCTTTTACTATCACTATCCCAGCAGGTGTGAAAGTTTTAAAAATCGCCACAGAAAGTACCTATGTAAATGAGTTTGTTGACCCTAATCTGCCTAGATATATTGGTGTAACAGGCGGTAAAACTTATAATATACGTTGGTCTACTGTAGAAGAAGGAAGTATACCCGAACCTGAATATTGGGAGGTAGAAGTATGCAGGTATAATAGTTCTTCTGATTTTAAGCAATGGGTAAGTTCATATGCAGGAGATGCAGTAGAGGGTGAAATTACTACGAATATTCAGATTATAATGTCCTACTCTGCAAGCATAAACGGCGTAACTCCAAACCTTTTAGATTATTAAGAAAAAAACAAAGTGAAGTGAATTGACATGAATAAAGCAGAAAAGGCGAAAGCCTACCGTGAGGAATTGAAAGCGGAAGGATACTGCCCAAGATGTTATAAGCGTAAAGCTGTAGCAGGCAAGCTGCATTGTAAAGAGTGCGAAAAGTATTATTATGCCTACTATCACGCACACAAGGCGCAGCGGCTTGAATATGCAAAGCAGCGGCGGGAAAAACTCAAAGCTGCCGGGCTATGCACTCAATGCGGGAAAAGGCAGCAGGAAAAAGGGCTTCTGTGCATAGAATGTTATAAAAAACTACCCCATTAATACCAGTAAGCAGGGCAAACGCCCTGCTTTTTATTTTGCGATTTTTTCAAAAAAAGACTTGACAACAGGACGAAGGGGGGCTATAATATAGACAAGAGGTAAGGAAAAACAAAAATAAAGGGGCAGTATTATGAAAAAATTAAAATGGCAAAGAAAGTATTTGTACAACGGCAGAACGCCGCATACTCTTTTTCCTCACGATTATAGTAGTAACAGTAATTTATGGATACAAAATAGGAGTTTTAAAGTCCCCAAAAATGGCTGGGAACTATATGACAACGATACATTTATTAAGGCATTCGATACATTAAAAGCCGCTAAAGCATATGCAGAAACGCTAGGAGTAGAAACATATGAATAAACACTTAATAATGAAAAAATATAGCATTATGAAAACGGAAGCCCGCTATGCTATAGACGGAAAAACGCATTATAGTGTTATGAAAGAAATTCCAGTCCCAAAAGAGTTAAAGGGATTCGTTACCAAAAGTTTTATAATGGCAATTTCAGAAACATTTAATACAAGGCATGCCGCCGAAATAGCTTTACAAAAATTATTGCAAAAGGAAGTAAAAAAGAGGTAGGATATGTTTGCGATAGCTTTCATAAACGATTTTTATAAACGCGAACGAGGATATTATTATTTCGGAAATGTAAAGCAAGTTGCCTTTGAATTATCGCCCGTGGGGTGCTTTGCCCCGGACAATACCAAAGTTGAATTTATAAAATGGTACTCAACCGAAAAGCGCGCTTTAAATGCTGCAAAGAAAATAGCTAAAAAGTGCGCTTACGTGGTTGGATATCAAGCGGTAGAATGGGGAGAAAAAATCGACAACAAAAAATGGATTGCTATTTAAAAAAGAAAGTAGGCAGGTGATAAAGTGAAGTTTGAAAAACCAACACTGAAAGAATGGAACGCTGCCGAGAAATTAGCTGACCCGGTAGCGTTTAAAGCATGGGTCAAAAGGCTGGTACGCAGGGACAAGAGGTATTTAAAAGAAGTTGCAGCAGAAATGAATATCAATGAAACAGGATTGCACGACCGTTTTAAAAGAGGTTTTGTCAACATTAACGATTTAATAAAGCTGCTGGATAGCCTAGATATGGATTTAATCATCAGAGATAGAAGGTATAACAGATGAAAAACTTGAAAGCGTACAAAGTTATGTGACATATCAAAGGAGTTGAAGTTGTGAGTTTTTATTATATTGAAATCGAAACAAAAGGGTATTACATGGGCGAAATAGTTAAACAAAACAGCAAGCTTAAACCGCGGTGTTGCTTATTGAGAGGAAAATGTTGTAAATATAGCAGTGATATAGAAGCTGCAAAAGCAGCCGAGGAAATAATCACGAAATGCCGAATACCAAAAGACTATATATCGATCAGAAAAGTTATTGACCAAACATCTAGCGGCAATAATTTTAAATCTTTTTTTGATAACCAATTTAAACAATCCTACCGAGAGCAGATAAAAGCAGAGAACAGAGCTTTAAAAATAATTCAAAACATTAATCAAATAAGAAGCATAACTAACGTTACCGAAACGCGAAACTTGAAAAATAACGTGATAAAAGTTATTATTAGATTAACGAATGGTGAAAAAATCATCGTAGATAATCCGAGCAAACTTTTGCAAAACAAAATAAATGAAATATTTAAAGG